TAGAATGCAAGCATTTGGCGCATTAGAACAGCTTCCTTACTTTAGCAAGCGTTTTTTAATGAAGCGTTATCTAGGTCTAACTGACGATGAATTGCAAGAAAACACTGAGTTGTGGGGCGAAGAAACTGCCCAGCCTATTGAATCTGAACCGCAAGGCAGCGATTTGCGCACAGTTGGCGTTAGCCCAAGTGATATTGAAGGCGATATCGAAATGGGTGATGCAGTCAGTGCAGAAGCAGGCGCCGAAGGTGGTGGTGAAGTTGATGTCAATGTTGATATGGCAGCACCAGCAGCACCAGAAGCACCACCGGCATAAATATTATTATGAAACTATTTGAATTTTTTAATGCAGCACCAGAAGGCTACCAGGATTTAGAGGATGATAACTCTACTCCTCAGCTTGGCGAACTGCGTAAAACAAAACTAACTCTTAAACAGATTTCAAAGTTGCGCCGCATGTATGACATGCGCAACTATGAAAAAGAGCAAGAGCTAAAAAAGATTCAAGCCCAATTTGCGCCACCACCACCGCAAATGTAAGAATTTATTAGAGATTTTTTCTTTAGCACAATAAATTCTTCGTTTTCTACCCATTTTACCACTATAACTACATAGTTTTTGACATTTATGTTAAATATTACACTGAGCCCATACAAGGAGTATAAATTTATGAACAAGTTTGAGCAACTAATCGAATACGTCATCAATGACGAACAAGATAAAGCTGAAGCACTTTTCCATGAAATCGTAGTAGACAAGTCTAAGGACATTTACGAAGAGATTATGGCAGAAGAGTCAGAAGCTGAAAAAGATGACCATGCTGAAAAAGCTGGTGAAGAAGTTAAAAAAGACATCGAGTATGATGACAAGATGGATGAGTCCGTCGAAGAGTCAGAGCTTGGTGGATCACAAGTTGACGATCTTATCGACGAAGTAGAAGCCGAAGAAGAAGGCGTTGCTTTTGAAGATGAAGAAGAAGAAATTGCAATGGTTGACGTTGACGTTGAAGACGATGATGACGAAGATCTAGAAGATCGTGTAGTTGGTCTTGAAGACAAGCTAGACGAATTAATGGCAGAGTTTGAAGATTTAATGGGTCAAGTTGATGACAACACAGACGACATTGAAGGCGAACAAGACGAGATTGATGATATCGATAGCGACACTGACATGGAGCAGGATGAGATTGATGACATGCAAGATCAAATGGATGAGCCAATTGATGTTGATGTTGAAGTTGAAGGTCGTTTTAATGAAAACGTTGACCTAGTTGCTGCTCCTAAGCCAGTAACAACTTCACCTGCTAGTAAATCACCAGTAGCTGCTAACTCAGGTCAAAAAGGAATGGATGCACATCCAGTAAACTTTGATGATGGAAACAAAGGCAAAGAAGGCCGCCCAACACCAAAGTACACAGACCAAGGTAACACAACAAAGCCAGATGTAAAGCCAGCTACAAAGCCGGATCTAGCACAAGCTTCAGGTGTGAATACCAAAAGTCCAATAGCTTAATTAAGGGATAACCGAGTATGGCTCTTTACCTTAGAGAAAACCTTACCTTCGAAACCGCACAAATTCAACTTGTTGAAGGCAAAGACGGTAAGGAACTCTATATGGAAGGCATCTGCATACAAGGTGGTGTTAAAAACGCCAATGAGCGAGTTTATCCTGTAAGTGAAATTGCTGATGCAGTAAAGACACTTAACGAGCAAATCAAAGAAGGTAACAGTGTTCTTGGTGAAGTAGATCACCCAGATGACCTTAAAATTAACCTAGACCGTGTATGTCACATGATTACTAACATGTGGATGGATGGTCCAAATGGTTATGGAAAACTAAAGATACTTCCAACGCCAATGGGCGAGCTGGTTAAAACCATGCTACAGTCAGGTGTAAGATTGGGTGTATCAAGTCGCGGTTCAGGTAACGTGGACCCGCATAACGGACATGTCAGTGACTTTGAAATTGTCACTGTCGATGTGGTCGCACAACCCAGTGCTCCAAATGCTTATCCTAAAGCGATCTATGAAGGATTGATGAACATGAAATATGGACATCAAATTCTTGAGATGGCTAGGGAGTCTGGGAAGGACGACAAAATACAAAAGTACTTGAAGGATGAGGTTTCTCGTCTTATCAAGGACCTAAAGATTTAGGAGAATCGCATGTTAGATGCTATTAAACCACTACTGGATAGCGATCTTGTCAATGAGGATACTCGCCAAGCTATTGCCGAACAATGGGAAGCAAAGCTAAGTGAAGCCAAAGAGACAGTTCGTGCAGAACTTCGTGAGGAGTTTGCACAACGCTATGAGCATGATAAAACTGTGATGGTAGAAGCCCTAGATAAAATGGTAACAGAAGGCCTGACAAGTGAACTTTCTGCTCTTAACGAGGAGAAAAAGGCACTTGCAGAGGACCGTGTAAAGTTTGCAAAATCAATGACAGAAAACGCCAACAAGTTTAACAACTTTATGGTTACAAAGCTGTCTGAAGAATTGCGTGAACTACGCAAGGACCGCAAAGTACAAGTAGAAGGTTTTGAGAAATTGGAATCTTTTGTTGTAGGTGCTTTGGCCGAAGAAATCAAGGAGTTTGCAGCAGACAAGAAAGACCTAGTTGAATCTAAGGTAAGACTTGTACGCGATGCACGTGGACAACTTGAGGCATTGAAAGGCAAGTTCATTAAAGAATCTGCAAAGAAAATGTCAGCCACTGTTTCAACACATCTTAAGGCTGAACTAAGTCAACTACAAGAAGACATTAAAATTGCTCGTGAGAACAATTTTGGTCGTCGTATCTTTGAAGCATATGCCACAGAGTTTGGTGCTACTCATCTCAATGAGAACGCAGAAGTACGCAAACTAAGTGAACTAATTGCTGAAAAAGACAAGCAGTTGGCGGAAGCCATCCAAACTCAAGCACAAGCTAAGAAACTTGTAGAGAGTAAAGATCACGAGATTAAAGTCATTCGTGAAGCCAATGAGCGTGATGCTACATTGGACGAACTTCTATCTCCTCTCAATGATGAGAAGAGAGCAGTAATGACAAATCTACTCGAGAACGTTCAAACATCCCGTTTAAAGAACGCATTCGAAAAATATTTGCCGGCAGTACTCAGCGAAGCAAAAGCCACTAAAAAGGCTGACAGCTTGGTTGAAGCAACTGGTAATAAATCTGCAAAGGCCGTCGAAGCAACCAGCAACACCAATAATGTTGTTGAACTAAAACGCCTAGCAGGGCTTTAAAATATAGAAAAAGGAGACAGAAATGTCACAAGAACTACTAGAAAGCCGTTGGGATGAGACCAAAGAAGCCCTCCTAGAAGGCCTCGGCGGAGCTCGCCGCTCAACAATGAGTGTTGTACTTGAAAACACTCGCAAACACTTGGCTGAGAATGCCACAGCTGGTGCAACCGGTTCAGGCAACATTGCTACACTAAACCGTGTTATTCTTCCAGTTATCAGACGTGTTATGCCAACAGTTATTGCTAACGAGTTGGTTGGTGTTCAGCCAATGACAGGTCCAGTTGGTCAGATCCATACACTTCGTGTACGTTATGCCGACGCAATGACAGACAACTCAGCAGCAGGCACATCAACAGCAGCTGGTGAAGAAGCTCTATCACCATTCAAGATTGCACAAGCATATTCAAGTGCATCTACAGTAACAGCTGGCGCAGTACAAGCTGCACAGAACATTTACACTGGTGCAAACACAGCAACACTTGAAGGTTCAGGCGGTCGTCAGATTTCAGTCCAGATCCTAAAGCAAGCTGTTGAAGCAAAGACACGCAAGCTACAAGCTCGCTGGACATTTGAAGCAGCACAAGACGCACAAGCCATGCATGGTATTGACGTTGAAGCTGAAATCATGGCAGCACTTGCACAAGAAATCACAGCTGAAATTGATCAAGAGATCCTACTTTCTCTACGTTCACTAGCAGCTACTGAGTTCACATACAACCAGGCAACTGTATCAGGTACAGCTACTTTCGTTGGTGACGAGCATGCAGCACTTGCAGTTCTAATCAACAGAACAGCTAACTTGATTGCACAGCGCACACGTCGTGGCGCTGGTAACTATGCTGTTGTTTCTCCTGCTGCACTAACAGTGCTTCAGTCAGCAACAACATCAGCTTTTGCTCGTACAACAGAAGGCACATTCGAAGCTCCAACAAACACTAAGTTTGTAGGTACATTGAATGGCACAATGCGTGTATTCTGCGATAGTTATGCAGCAGACACAACTCCAGTTCTAGTTGGTTACAAAGGCGCAAGTGAAACAGACGCTCCAGCGTTTTATTGCCCATACGTTCCACTAATGAGCTCAGGCGTTGTCCTGGATCCAAGTAGCTTCGAGCCAGTCGTATCATTCATGACACGTTATGGTTACATCGAACTAACAAACACAGCATCTTCATTCGGTAACGCCGGTGACTATGTTGGTGAGATTGCTGTACAGAACCTATCGTTCTCATAAGCCTTATCACATCATCCTGCTTTGCAGGGAGGAAGAAACAGCACCTTCGGGTGCTGTTTTTTTATGGTCAACATAGAATGCATTGAATTATTTGACTAAATAACTGTAACATAACGCAATGATGCGTTTTATGCGGAACACCATCCGCGTAGTAGGCTAGAACCTACATCGGACTTCTATAAAGGAGAAAACAACATGGGACGTCCTCTCAAAATTAAAAAATCAGCAACCACTGACATTGGTTTCAACAATCCAGGTGATGATTCATCACCAAGAATACCATCCGGCGAACTATACTTTGGTCAAGTTGGTGGAGACACATCTCTATCATCAGGCGATAATCCAGTTACAACATGTCGTGTTAAAATTGGCACAGTGGCAGAAGCAGACGGATATATTATCCGTCAAAAAGGCTCAACCAAGTATCTGGTTGCCGATACAACTGGTGTAAGTGATGGTAGCCTTATTGTTGGCAACAATTACGTTATTACATCAGTGGGTAACACCGACTGGGTCGCAGCTGGTGCAAATCCTGGCTTTGGCGTAGGCAGCGAATTTGAAGCCACAACTGTTGGCGGAGCAGGCACAGGCACAGCAAACACAATCGGTACATGTGTGCTAGCTGACCTAGCTGATGCAGCATTAACAGCCGATACAATGACAGTCACTTATGGTGACGAAGGTTCTTCTCTAGTGCGTATCAAGCGTATGACCAACAAGTATGCAATCAACTTTTCTAACGACAGAGTATTGGTTAACTACTTTAATGTTGTTGATGCCGCAATTGAAAAATCAGGTGGCGAAGGAACACATACCATCGATCTAGTACAGATTGAGAATCCACAGTACGGTTAATAAACAGTTTTTAACTAACCAAACCCTCACTGCAATAACTACAGTGAGGGTTTTTTATGAGCGCAGCATTTATACTAGGTAACGGCAAAAGCAGATTGGTACTTGATCTCAACAGGCTAATGGAAATAGGTACTGTATACGGATGCAATGGACTGTATCGTGATTTTGTACCACACTGCTTGGTAGCAACTGACAGACCCATTGCTGAAGAAATACAAAATTCTGGTTATGCACACAAACACAGATTTCACACACGCAAGCCTATTGAAAGTCTAGGCGGCAAGTTTTTAGTCAAAGAGTACAAAGGCTTTAGCAGTGGTCCAAATGCGGCTGCACTGGCACTGGTTGACGGACACAGTGACATATACTTGATTGGAATGGATCTTGGTACCACCAATGGTATGTTTAACAATATCTACGCTGGCACACAGTTTTACAAAAAAGAACTTGATCCGCCAACATTTCCTGGTAACTGGATCAATCAAGTTGTTACCCTTACCAAAGACTTTGAAAG